CCAGGCACCATTCGCTTTTCCCGCCTCATTACGTTTGTCAATATCAGTACAAAAACATAATGCCGAACGGGGTATCATGGGTAGAGCCTGAGCACAAAAAGGTTTTTGGTAAATTTAAGCCTGAATGGAATATCAGCATAGGCAATCACCAAATTGAAAATGTGAATATTTTTTTTGAGATAGAAAGCATTTGGCTCGACCACTACCAATACCGAAGCTACGACCAATTCAAACGCAAGAAAATTACTTTCTTCAAAGCATTTGAAAAGGCTGGACACCTGGATCACAAATTTGTCAAAGAGTACCGATTGTACCAAAAGCATGGTGAAGCGTACTTGGAACAGATGTGGGATTATTTACTGAGAGGGGTAGTTGAGTTTGAATTTAAACCGTGAAATCATGCCTAGAAAGAAGCTGACTCAAGAAGATTGGAAGAAATCAAGAGCATCGCAAAAAAGGGCAATTCTGACACAGAAAGAAGCAATGTTAAAAGCATTGTCAGAAAATTACTGCTTAGTCAAACAATCAACCGAAAAAGTGGGCATAAGCCGACAAACCCACTATAAATGGCTTGAAGAAGACAGTGAATACAGGGACGCGGTGGAGTTGATGAAGGAAAACAATTTAGACATTGCCGAGTATGCCCTAATGAAGATGGTGGAGGGGTTGAAAGATGCGTCAATGATCAAATGGTTCCTGGAAACCCACGGCGCATCTAGAGGATACGGTAAAAAAGTTGGTGAAGACCCTGGTAGCGGGTCAGCATTTGTTGAAATTCCGAAAGTGATATGGGTGAAGTCCTAGAGATAAATGAAAAGTTTCAAGAAATAGCCGAAGTTTTCCCAAAGACCAGATACTTTCTGATCACCGGGGGCCGTGGCGCTGCTAAGACTTTCTTTATCACTTGGCTTTGCTCCCGAATCATGGCAGAGCGCCACAATGAGCGAATTTTGTACACTCGCTATACAATGGCCTCTGCAAATGATTCGATTGTTATTGATTTCAAAGAGATGATTGAGCGCCAAAACATGGGGCCGCTATTTGTAGAAAAAAAGAACGATATTTTTTGCCCACGTACTAATTCTTCAATCTCATTCAGGGGTATTAAGTCAGGCAGTAAAACCCAAACTGCCAAATCCAAAGGATTAAAGAGTAATATTTTTGTGTTGGATGAAGCCGAAGAGCTTACCAATGAGGAAGAATTTGATAAGATAGATTTTTCCATCAGGCAAAAAGACAAGGTGAATTTGGTCATTCTTCTGATGAACCCAACCAATAAAAACCACTGGATTTATAAGCGATGGATTCAAGACACACGCAAAACGATTTGGATTGATGGGTTCCCAGTCAGCGTATCAACACATGAGGATGTTACGCATGTGCATGTCACCTACCTAGACAACATAAAAAACCTGAATAAGACCTATTTAAAGATCGCAGCGGATCTAAAAATCAAAAACGCTAAAAAGTACGCACACTATTTGATAGGCCAATGGATCGAAAAAGCAGAGGGTGTAATTTATGAGGATTGGGCCGAGGGTGTATTTGATGAAAAGTTGCCGTATATTTACGCTATGGACTTTGGGTACTTCCCTGATCCGTTGGCACTTGTGAAGATTGCAGTGGATCGAAAGCGGAAAAAGATTTACCTAAAGGAATTGATTTACGAAACAGAGCTTTCAAACGAGGGGCTTCTAAGGATGATGGAGGACGCGATACCAGATAAGAGCAAGCCCATTGTATCAGACACCAACGAAAAGCGCACAGTGATGTTTTTGCGCTCCAAGGGGTTCAGGGTGATTGAGGCGAAGAAGGGGCCAAACTCCATTATTCAGGGAATCAAGGACATGAAGGATTACGAAATCATTGTCACGTCCGATAGCCCCAATATCAAGAACGAGCTTGATAACTACGTGTGGGCAGACAAGAAAAGCGATACCCCGATAGATCAATATAACCACAGCTTGGACGCTGGGCGGTATGGGTTCACCTGGATTGTGAAGCACGTTCCAAGGCCGGGGGAAATGAAAACTGGTAAAGGATAAATCAAACATAATGGCAAAAGTCAAAACCGAAATTGAGCAAACAGGCGAAGGCCTACAAAGCGAGTGGGTACACCCCGAAGCGGAAGCGATATTTAACGCACTGCTTGGAGCCTACGAAGATGCCAAAGAAGCAGGTTTTAGGGCGCAATTCTGGCGCTCAATGATGCTTTCTTTAGGTGAGTTCTACATAGCGGATAAACCGCGTGTGGTGGACTTCTTTTTGAACCAGGAGGGCATTAACCAACCAACACCAAGGGAGATACCAGCGAAACCCGCAAAGGTGTATGGAGAAAAGATTGAACCCAATTTTTCCAAATCATCAGGCCGCGAATCATCAGCCGGCCAATGCGAATCTTGCGGATAATGATTGCACAACTATCTACCGGGGCCACCATCAACCTACCACTTACCGCACACGAAATACAGTGGGAGGCATTTTGCGACTTCAAAGACCAGGAGCAAGAGTACTTTACCGCGCAAGAAACCGAAGACAGCCAGGCCGCAATACTATCAATCACCAGGGCATTGGCTTACGTGTACGGGGATTGGATTTGGGATTTACCGTTCTCACTTGATGAACAGATTGAAGAATTGTTTTTAAACGGCTTTACTGTCACGCTGGGAGACGATCTATCTGTAATGCGCCTATACGCACACCTGACAACAATTATCAACACCTTCAAGCCAGAAACACTCAAGGACAAAGTTTTTAAGTTGATTGTTGGCGGCGAAGAATACCAACTCGACCAACTCAAGGCGGCTAAGTTTTTGACCTTGGAAGGGATGAGCACAGGAGAAGCAATTGAGGTGCTTGAGTTCAGGCGCATAGCCGAAAAAAACCTGGAAGAAAAGAAATTTGCCCTTGGCAGCATGGACTTTACTTTAGGGCTGCGAGAACTGGCAATACTTGTACGCAAGAAAGGCGAGGCACTACCCTGGAACCGCAAAGATTTAGAAGCTTTCCTGAATAGCAGAATGGAGATTTTCAGAGGGGTGACGGCTGGCGAAGTCTTAACCCTTCGTTTTTTTTTGATCAATTCGTACTTGCTTTGGCTTCAAAACCGGACTACCAATTCTTTTGGAACGGCTCGCCCTATCAGGGTTCAGGAACTAAGACGAAAGAAACCAGGGATCGTGAAGCGGCGGCGCGGGAAGCTTTCGAGCTGATGGGCTGGCGATTACTACTTGATGCAGCACTACGGGAACAATGGTACATCGGAGGAATGGAATCACTTTGGAAGAGCGAGTTTGAGGATTTTGTTTTTTTGACTTCACTTAAAAATTCACGGGTGTGAAAGTACTAACCAAGGCTGATTTTATAGCCATTTGCCGCAAGATCGTGGCTCAAATGGCAGCACGGGAACAGAACAAAAAAGGGGTGCCCCACCGGGTCAACTCCTTTGCTGCTTTTGTGGATGATATGCAACCCAGTGTCATGCACCCGTCATTGGGGGCCACCTATGGCGATTACAAAGCAGGGCGTTTCTTTTCCCGTAATTGGGACGCGTCAGGTAGCGATCCTTCTAAGATGGTGTTTGAATACCCTGGGATTGTGATACAGGAAACAGGGGCCTATACCAACTCAATAAGGAGCGACCGTATTTACTTGGATTTGTTGGTAGTGGCATTTGACCGTAACACTTGCGAGAATTGCCCACCCGAAGTACTGGGAACTGAAAGCACCTTTGAAAATACACTGTACCTTTTGCGCTCATTTATTCGGCAATTGATGGATCATTCGGTATTTTCTTACACTCAGGGCGAATACTGGCAAACGCCCGGGGAATCAGCCTGGAAGATTACCAATGAGCCTGGACAATTCACGTATGAATTTGAGCCAGGGGAATGGCTTGAAAACTTCATTTTAAAAGAGCCTGGCGTTTGGAAGTTCACCAAATACAGCGACGGGGCCATAGGCGGAGCAAGGGGTTATGCGGTTGAGTTTACAATCCAAGTGTGTGAAACCATTGAAACTCGAATGAAGTACAGCGACCCCACTAGCTCAGTTGTCCCCGTCACAAACTGCGACTCATGCGGATAGTAACCTACCAAGAGCTTGTAGGCATTGCCCTAAACGCAGTCCAGTCCATTGCTGAGAAGGGCAAAGAAGAATTACGGGACGAAGGCCACGTAGCAACAGGCCGGGGTATCGCCTCACTAAAGGCAAAAGTTGTCGAAAGTGTCGGAGATACTTTGCGCATTGGCATAGAGGGCAACGATTACCTTTTAGATTTGGACACGGGAATACCAGCGAGTAAGGTAGATACAAGCGCGGCGGCTGAGGCAAGGTTATTGCAGTGGGCTAGAGTCGTAAAACCTGGGCTTTCTGAGTCGAATCTAAAGCGGTTCACGTTTTTAACGCTCAATAAAGCCGCTGTACTTGGGTTCCCGCTACCTGGATCGTTTGCCTTTTCAAAAAACGGGCGACGTACCGAGTGGATAAAGTTTGGGCTTGAGATGAATGCGGAAAAAATCATCGAAGAACAATTCAAAGTCTTTGAGCTTTTGGTAGAAAACTTTGACGAAATCTACCAAGCAGCGATTGAAGAAGCACGAAAAATAGCAGCATGACAAAGGTTCTGGTTTACGAAGTCGAGATCAAAGGCGTAAAAACGGCGGTCAATAGTCAGGAGGATTTGGCTAGGGCCATACGGGACACCACCAAAGCCCGTCAGGCTGAGAAGTTCAACACCGACGAATACAAGCGGCTTGGAAGCCAGATCGCAGCACTCAAGACAATACAGCAGGAGCAGCGGCAGGAAGAGCGCAACGCCATCAACCAATTCAAACAAAATGCGGATCAGGGCAAAAACTCCTACCGGGCGCTGAACGCTGAATTAGTACGGCTTCGCAACTCCTACAAAGACCTGACAGCAGAGGAAAGGCAGGGGGCATTTGGGGCGCGTACCATTAAGCGCATTCAAGAACTTGACAGGGAATTAAAGGACATCGACGCAAGTTTAGGGCAATTCCAACGCAATGTTGGCAACTATGGCGAAGCTTTCCAAGGCGTATTTACCCAGCTTTCAGGCTTTGATATTGCCGCCTTTGCCTCAATCCCAGGTGCAGCAGCGGCAATAGGAGAGGCTTTGATAGGGGCTTTGCAAAATGTCTACCAATTGGTGCAAGGTATTCGTGAATTGCGGGGCGAAATCTCAACGCTCACCAACGCCACCGGGGCCGACCTAGACGACTTCACCGCACGAATTAAAGGCGTTGCTGACACTTTCGGAGAGGATCAAACAAGGATCATCGAAAGCGCAAACGCTGTTTCTAAGGCGTTTAACATCACCTTCGGAGAGGCCCTAACTAGAATCGAAGAAGGCTTTGTTGCGGGCTCCAATGCTAATGGGGAATTTCTGGACACCATCAGGGAATACCCACGACTATTTCAAGAGGCCGGACTGAATGCAGATCAGTTCTTTAAAGTCGCCAACAGGCAAGCGACTGAGGGTATTTTTTCCGACAAAGGAGCCGACGCGGTAAAAGAAGCGGCTTTGAGTTTGCGAGAATTGACACCTGCAACTCTTAAAGCCTTGGAAGGAATTGGCATCAGTGGTGCCGAAATCCAAAAAATCATTGGAGAAAAAGGTATTGGCGGCGCTATTGCAGAGGTAGCAAAGCAACTCGATACCGTGCAGGAGAACGGGCCAAAGGCCGGGGCTGTTCTTGCTGATGTGTTCAGGGGAGCGGGTGAAGATGCAGGTATCAAGTTTATCAAGTCCTTGAAAGATGTTGACCAAGCCACGTTAGGATTGATCGACACTACCAATGAGTACCAAACCGCGCAACTCCGAACCCTAGACATCAATACACAATTTAACCGGAAAGTTGTTGAAATAAGCGAAGCCATAGGCGGGGCCGGGGCCAACTTGAACGATGTCGCAACCATCGTTCAAACTCAATTACTCGACGTTCTTTTGCAGGTCATCACAGCGGGTCAAGACCTTATCGAAACATTTAAGCCCCTGGTTGACCTTATTGGCGATTTTTCAAAAACCATAGGTGTAGCAAATGAAGAGTCAAGCGGGTTTGTAGCGACCTTGGATTTGTTAAAAAAAGCTGGCAACTTAGTGAGGTTGCCTTTTGACTTGTTGCTTAGTACCTACAAATCATTTTTAGGGCTACTAGATTCATCCAAGCGCAATTTTTCCAGCTTCTTTGAGACTCTTGTTTCACCAATCACCCGCCTATTTGGAGCGCAAGATAAGAGCGTAAAGAGCCTAAAAACATTTACTGACCTGGCCAATACAGGAAAAGGTGAAGTGTTTCAATTTGGCAAAGAAAGCGAGACAGCAGCTGCCAAAGTTGATAAGGTAACAACCAGCATAACTAAGGCTAAAAAAGTCGCTGAGGAGTTCGGAAAGGGTTCTCTTGCATTCCTCAGAGGCGAAGTATCCAAGCTGGAAAAAGAAATAGAAAGGGCAAGCCCCAAAGACCAACCCGCATTATTTGAGCGCTTATTTTCCGCAAAGGGCCAATTGAGCAAAGCCGAAAAGGAACAAAAGGCACTGCTTGACAACCTCACTGGATTCATCGGAGAGGCGCAAAAAATACAGGACGCTTCACAAAGAACCTTCCAACGTACCCAAACCGTAACTGAGGATGGGGTACTAAAGCAGGTGCAAGTATCTGAAAAAGGGCTGAAAGTTGTTGGCGAAAGCCTTCTTAATAGACTTGCCGACCTTGGGAAAGAAATTGGCGAAGGTGTACAGCGATTCACAACCAGAACCAGGACAGATTTGGAGGTAAGCCTAGATGCTTTACTTGAAGAATTTGGAAACTTCTTTACCTCTGGTAGATTCTTTGATACACTCACAGAAGCCGGGGCCGCAATATCTGGCCTTGCCAGTGCTCGAAATGAGTCCGAATTAAACGCAATAGAAGAGCGTTACGCCAAAGAAATTGAGCTAGCAGGGGATAACACCAAAAAGAAAGAAAAGCTTGAGAAGGAGCTTGCAGCAGAGCAGGAACGTATCAGAAAGAAAGAGTTTGAACAGCAAAAGCGGTTCAGGATTGCGGCGGCTCTGGCTTCATTGGCATCTGGTACGGTCAACATATTGGCAACCCCATCAATTATTCCTGATCCATTGGGCGCACTTTACAAGGCTGCCCAAATCGCGTTCTTAACTTTTACCACCACTTCGCAAATTGCCCAAATCAGCGCCCAAAAAGCCGCCAAAGGTATGATCATAAAGGGGCCAAGCCACGCGCACGGGGGCGTTCCTGTCCAGGTAGGAAATACCACAATTGAAGCTGAGGGCGGGGAATGGATAGGAGACGACGGCCAGGGAGGCACCGCCATAATCAACAAGCATAACACCGGGCGCTACTACCCTATCCTAAAGCAACTCAGTACGGTAAACTTCCCAGGTAAACGGGTTGTATTATCTGCTATCAATGCCGACCGGGGCTATGGGGTGAAGTTTGAGCAAGGGGGATTACTTGAGCCGAATTTCTCCAAAATGAATGTGGGTGTGTCCGGGGGAATAAGCATCGTTTCGATAGATGCCAACTCGATCCAGAACATGGCCGCCGCCGTTGGAGTCGGAGCCAAACGAGGGGTAGAGGCCGGGCTAGTTGTAGCCAACAGGGAAAACGAACGCATTGCAAAAGCCGAAGAAAAAAGCAAAATATGAGTTTCACGATAACAAGTCAACCAAGCGACACCGTACCACAGCCCAAAAGCAAGTACCTAGAATGGCTATTGGGCACAACTGACTTCCTAAATAGTGCGGATGGATTTGCCACTTTCACAGTAACTTTTGTTGATGGGGCCGAAGCCGATGCACTTGAGGTAATTGTCGTGGATTCGCTTTTCACCACAGATTCAGCAGAGCCATACACGGCGCTTACTTACCACCACGAAGCAGCGAAAGAAGATACCGCCGCCAACTTTGCTGGGATGCTTAGTATCAACCCCGATTTTCTGGACTGGGTTGTAAGTTATGCCGGGGCCGTGGTGACTGCCACGAGGTCAAAGCCTGGCGCATTGTCTCCATTCACCTTCGTATTTTCAGCACTCACCAACCCGCCAAGTGTATCAAGCACCAACGGCACCACCGAAAGCAGGAAAAGTAAGTTTGTTATTTGGGATTTGTACGCAGATTCAACCCGCATAGTTGGCCGCAAAAGTGCCGCAATTGATCCCAGTGGGGTAAATGGGGTGTGCTCAATCAAGTTTGACCCTGCTTTCCTGTTCAGCACTTACGAACCTAAAACAGATTTGACCTTTTGGGCAGAGGATAAATTTTACATGGACATCCTATTTAGGGCCGCACTGATCAATCAAAACTCAATCTGTCAACAAGACGTGGAGGAAGTTGTACAAGGCGATATTTTCGCCCTTGTCAACTCCATTTTTCAGCCTACCGACCAACTGGGGTTTGCACCTTATACCAGCGATCCCAGCGATGACGGCCCAGGCGATCCACTTGTAAAGTGGGTAACAGGCAACCCCTTACGGCGGTATCTGTGCAATGACTTTTTTGAATTAGCGGGTATTTACTTGGTCAATGACGGGTCATGGAGAACCGCTGATCCTTTCCTAATTGAGTTCACAATCCATATCGGAGAAACCACTGAAACCGTAGCGGCTTCACCAGATACCGACGCACACCGTTTCTTTTTTGTCCCCACTGGAACCCTAAATGGATCATATGCGGGCCTACTTGAAACAGCGGATAGTGTAGATATTCAAGTGTTCGCCTATACAGATGGTGACGTGAAAACCGCGTATTCCGAAAAGTTGGTCAGAACATTCTCGCACCAGGATTGCGACTGCAAAGAAGTGATCATTTACTTGGGCGATCTTGGCAGTTTTGATAGCATCAGATTTGGAGAACTCCGAGCACTCAACCAGGGAGTGACAGCATCGACCCGAATCTTTGAGCCTGGAGGCCGTGACTACGAAGACCAGATACAAGATGTTGCCAGGGTAGACACCATCACCGATGCCCAAAACGAATTGGTGTACACCTCCGAACCCATCAACGAATTGAACCGGGGCATGTTTGAACAACTTCAAAGAAGCCCACAGATTTACCGGATTAAGCAGGTGGAAACAAGTTCAGGAATGGTATCGAAGCTTGAGCGACTACAAATGACCAGGGGTAATTTTGTGAACATGAACAGGGGAGGCGATAAGCGATTTGAAGGCGTGTTCAAAAGTGCATCGGGCACCAGTTGGCACAAATAAAAAAGGGGGCTTTTAACCCCCGCAGTGACATCTACCCTAAATGTCTAATCTTCATGAACATAAAACAAATACCTCATAATTCACAACGCCACAAATCTACACCAACGAAATGATAAAAGCAAAGAAAATTTCTGGCATTCCAGCGCATTTACTAACTGATGGTGAGTTTTATTTTGATTTGCCAGAGGATTACGGCATCCGTAAGTCAAAGAGCCGTAGTGAGCTTGATACAGAGAACAAGGTAAGCCAGGAAGTAGCTTTGTCTTTTACGCTCCCACGATCACCGGGCAATGACTATTTCTTTGCAGACTACACCGGGGCTATTGATGTATGGGTTTGGGACAATGGCGAGATCTTGGAGTTTGACGAAATCCGAAAAACAGAAACCAAAGACGACGGTTACGAGGTGGAAATTTACGGCTCAAATTGGGCGGAAAAACTCCAACGGTTACGGGTTCGGGACGTGAATTTAGGGGAATTTGATTACACAGATGCAGAAATTGCAGCGGCTTGGAGTAATGAAACGATAATGGCAACGCCAACACTTGCCAGTTACGGCGGTTGGAACCAGGAAGGAAGCGCAACACTCAAGGATTTGCGCATGTGGTTCAATCTTACCAAGGTCATGAGGGCCTGTTTTTGTGCCATTGGCTGGCAGTTTGAAAGCAGCGTTTGGGATGTATGGCCCTTTAATCGGCTTTACGGCTACATCTCAGGGGAACACTGGTACAGCTACGACGGCAAACAAGACCCTTTGCGGGTGACGGTTGCCAATAATTCCCAGATTGATTTTCCCGGGGCAATTGATAGTTTGATTTTCCCAAATGAAGTATACGACCCCTTTAACTTGTACAACTCCATCACAGCACCAGGAGAATACCTTTACCCACCGGCAGGGCAAACCGATATTGATTTACATTTCAGGTTTACGGGTTCCATTACATTACCCGCCACACCCGCTGGGCTGCCCTCTCCTACTTGGTCATTGCTTTTGTACCAAAACCGACCCGCTACCGATGATTTATTCTTTCCTTTTGCGGAGCAATACCAAGGCGTACCAGGGGAATCCCAAACCATAAACCTTGACATTGACTTTAGAATCGAAGGAGTGCAGGCTGGGGATTCATTCGGCATCTACGTAGAGTATGCGGATAAGATCACGCCCGGGGGTATTGACTACCCTTGGACTTTGAACTTAGGGGGTGAATGCAGATTCGAACCCGATCCACCCAGATACATCGAAAACGATACCATCAACTTAGGTGACCTCATTGATCCCAATTTGAACGCCCTAGATTTATTCAAGGGGATGCAGCACATGGTCAGCGGCATTATCAAACCAGACTTCAACACCAAAACAATCAGCCTTTACCCGCCGTACCAAACCAGTATTGACGCGACAGTGATGGAGGGTTTTTTCTTAAACTCTGCCCTGGACCTAACGACAAAGGTCCAAGGCGAGTCTTTGGTTAAACGCGAAATAACTGAGCAGCACGAAAGGTATTTGCGCCTACAATTCAAAGAAAGCTCTGATTCATTCATTGAAAGCCGAAATTTTCCTACCCAAATTTGGTCAAAACTCGTTGACACCGGGGGCGCAAAAGAGGAAACTAAGACGCTTGAAAACCCAATATTTGAACCCACAATTGAGCGAGACACCACCGTTGAGGAAATAGGGTTCCTTCCAGATGGTTCCAGTGTTGACGCAACCCCCGCACTTATGGCACTATGGGATAATGAAGATGGGAAGTTGAGTAAGAAATTAGGGTATCGGATAGCGTACAACCACGGACTAGTGGAGCAATTAAACAGCAGCGGCGATCCTTACCAACTCGTTTACGAAGGCGTTGCCATCTCAGAGTTTGGGTACTTATCGCAGTGGCCCACACGCGCAGTAAGTGTAGCCGGGTTTTATCGTCCCGTATACGGCTCAAGCAATGGCGACTTTTACACCGCGTTTTGGCGATTGAAAATTGTAAAGGATTTTTACAAAAAGGCTGACTTTGAATTGCTGCTTTGGCTTACTGAGCAGGATTACAAAGAGTTGGATTTTCGTAAACCCGTGCTCGTTGATTACTACGGGTATCGGTTATTCAAAGCCCTGGCAGTTAAAGACCACCGGGGAAGCTTTGTAAGCACACCCGTAACTTTGGTTGAAGAAAGTGAAAACACGATACAATGATCAGGACGGTACATTTAACGGACGAACAAAAGCAAGCCATTTCCGACATGGCAGAGCAGGAAATTACTTGGGAGGATGCAAAGACGCTTTTCCAGCTTGGATTTTGGCGCGGCTCTGAATGCTGTGCTGATTTGAAGGACATTAAAAAATGGATCAAATGGGCTATACACGACGGGAGTCTACCCGCATCGACATCGAAAAAGTGATTGTGATTTTTTACAACCGCATTGCCGGGGCTAAAGCGTCAAGCATTGCAGACATTCCTAAACAGCCTTTGGCCTTGTTGCTCAACATGACCTATGAGCAATTGACAGCGGCATTGATACGAGAGGACTCCCAAAAGGGTATGAGCTGTGAGCAATTGCGGATAAAATGGGGGCTTACTGAGAGGAAATTAAGAAGGGTTACTGGGAAGAAATAAAAAAGCCCCTTTCGGGGCAGGGTTACTCAAAGATATACCCATTATACATGCGAACTAGCCTCGTTTCATGCGCATATTCAGTCCAAAATGTTATACTGTTAATAATTCCACCTATTTCCTGAACCTTAAAACTTTGTAAAGTTCTGTCTTCGTCTTCTGGGTCAGTGAAAAGACTAATCAAAAATTCGCTATCTGGTTGGAAGGCTTTTTTTACATCATCTTCCGACCTAAAAACAATAGCCGTTTCGCTCCAAATATCGCCGTCTTGATCGGTATTTCTGAATGCAATTAGTTTGTTTGTCATCGTTGTAAATTGTGGTTGTGAATTAATGTACACAAATATAAGTGTATTTATAATAGTGCACAAAATTATTTTACCTGAATTGAAATTTATTTTTCAGTCAAAAACGTCCGACCACCAACCCACCACCATTCCAAAGCCCGTGCAATAAGTAGATTTTTGTTGAAAATCGTACACATGGCCGAGGTTTTGGACAAAGTGCAGGAAAAGATATTCACATCCTGGGAATTTAAGGCGATCACACCACCCGCAACGCTGGACGGAAAGATACCAGATAATGCAATTTACATCG